GTGGCGTAAGTTTTGTACTTGGTTTCTCTTTACGTTCTTTGTAGAGCGAATGTACTTAGAGAAATTGGAGAAAACCAACGCAAGGCACAAGGTAGAGATAGCTTATTGGCAGAAGCGGCATAGGGTATTACTGGAAGTACTTCTAAGACGTACAGGGGACTTTGAAGCGGAGGAGACATTTGGAAATGGCGCTACTGAATCAGGCCATGAAGCTTGGCTTGCCGAAGAGTATCCTCTTCGTCCTAAGAGGACTGCCTGATGTATAAGTACTTGGCTTCGATTGAAGATAACGCTGCTCCTTTTAAGGAAGAGCAAACCAGATATGAAAGATTGTGTATCTGGTTTCTGTTAATGTTCTTCAAAGAGAGAGTGTGCATGGACAATCTGAAGAAACTGAACACCAAACATAAGCAAGAGATCAAAGATGAGGAGTGAGATATGAGTATCTGGACTGATAGTGCTAAGTGGTGGCAGCAGGATAACCAACGCTTTGAGGATACAGCCCCTAGTCTGTTGGATAGGGTAGGTCGTTCATTGAATCCTATGACTTCACTGGGGAGTGCTATGGGAAGTATGCAGAGTGGAGCTGAGACAGGGGATAAGACACAGATGGCAATGGCTTTGCTGCAAGCATTGCCTATGTTCGGTGTGTTGAAGGCGCTGAATACACCGGGGAAAGGGTTGCAGAAGGCAGGGGTGAAGATGGTATCTGATCCAAAGGCTACCTTTGGTTTGGGTATAGGCACTGCTATTGGTACTTCAGTTTATGATGCTTGGAACAGGAAATGAAGCTACGTAAGAAAGCGTTACTGTACCACCCGGAGTTTCCGGGAATCAGGATCAGTGTTACAAGATGGTTTTGGGAATGGTGGTATAAGCCTCATGGTTTTGCCACCTATGAAGAAGTACGAATCTACTATGCCAAGTGCAGGAACGGTTAAATATGAGTAAACTCCATGCTGATGGTATGCCTTGGCAGGTAGAGGATTACCTTAACCATACCAATTATGAGATTGATCCTAACTATGTGCCGAGTGATTTTGCATTGGAGTTTGTGACATTCATTAAACTGGTTAATGGTGGCACAGGGGAAGAAAATACTACCCCTGTGGTTCACTATCATATGTTGGATACGATTACAGAAAGAGGTGCTCGTATTATTAACCTATGCCATCGTGGTATTGCGAAGACTACAGTTATGGCAGAGTATTTGTTTCTGTATGTGGCTACCTATGGCGAGATTCCTGGATTCGGTGATGTGATCTATGCACTGTATATCTCGGATAGTGTAGAGAATGGTGTGAAGAAGATGCGCTTGCGTCTGGAGAGACGTAGAGAGAATAGCAGCTTCTTGATGACATACTTGCCTGAAGCAAAGTTCACGGATATTCGATGGTATTTCAAGAATGCTGATGGCAAAGAGTTTGTGGTTACTGGCCATGGTGCAAAGACAGGTGTGCGGGGTACAGTGGAATTGAATACCCGTCCTCGATTGGCAGTACTGGATGACTTGATCAGTGATGAAGATGCTCGGTCAGCGACTGTCATTGCCGCTGTAGAAGACACGGTGTACAAGGCAGTGAACTATGCTCTGCATCCTACAAAGAATATGATCATTTGGAGTGGTACACCATTCAATGCCAAAGACCCGTTGTATAAGGCGGTGGGTTCCGGGGCTTGGAATGTGAATGTGTTTCCGGTGTGTGAACAGTTCCCTGTAGATGAGAAGGACTTTAGGTCTTCATGGCCTGATCGTTTTACATATGCGTATGTGAAACGGCAGTATGATGCTGCCATGAAGACAGGGAAAATCCAGTCATTCAATCAGGAGTTGATGCTTCGGATCATGAGTGAAGAGGATCGGATGATTCTGGATTCTGATTTGCAGTGGTACTTCCTTGATGGTGTCTTGCAGAACAGAAGCAAGTTCAATTTCTATATCACTACTGACTTTGCTACCAGTGAAAAGGAGAAATCTGACTTCTCTGTGATTAGTGTCTGGGCATACAACAACAATGGAGATTGGTTCTGGGTAGATGGTATTTGCAAGCGTCAGCTTATGGATAAGAACATTGATGATCTGTTTCGACTGGTGCAGATGTATAAACCGCAGAGTGTAGGTATTGAAGTCACAGGCCAACAGGGTGGATTCATTCAATGGATTCAAACCCAGATGATTGAACGGAATGTGTTCTTCACATTGGCTTCAGACAACAATGACAATAAGCCGGGTATGCGCCCTATCACCAATAAGCTGGTGAGATTCAATACCATGCAGCCACTGTTCAAGGCACATAAGATGTTCTTCCCTCTGGAGAAGAAAGCTGAACCTGCCTTGGCTGAAGGACTGAATGAACTGTCCTTGGTTTCTGTATCTGGTTTCAAGAGCAAGCATGATGACTGGCTTGATACAGTATCTATGCTCTCAAGTATGAAAGCATGGAAGCCAAGTGAAGAAGTGAGTATGGTAGGTTCCAGTTCAGGACAAGGAATGTGGGACATTGAGATGGAAGAAGAGGATAATGTACGCATAGGGTCTTACATCGTTTGAGGGGAATACCATGTTACTTTCTGAAATCTTTGAGCAACTCTCCACTGGGGAACTTAACCTGATGTCTATGGGTAACTCCGGGGATGGAAGCATTGATGATGCTAACTATGATCGCTTGTTAAACCATATTAACCTTGGTTTGGCTGCACTTCATACACGCTTTCCTATTCGGACTGGGGAACTAACCCTACAGTTGATTGCGGGTAAGACACTGTATCCTATCAGCCGTAAGTATGCAGCGACGAATACAGTCTCTGAAGAAGTGCATAAGTACATTCTGGATACAGAAGATGCTCTGTTTTTGGATGATTTGATGAAAGTGGAGAAGGTTTATACCTCAGACAACGTTCTGTTACCACTGAATGACACTGCAGATGAGTATTCTATTCTGACTCCCAGTATGAGTACCATCAAAGTACCTCTGAGTATCGTGAATCAGGAAGCGGATACGCCGGAAGAGTACCTTACGGGTACTTTGTTGGTTTCATACCGTGCAGCACACCCGAAACTTCCTAAAGGTGCTGGTATGTATCGGGCAAGTACTGTGGAAATTGACTTGCCTTACCAGTTTCTGGAAGCATTACTGTATTTTGTGGCTAGTAGAGTCAATAATCCTATGGGTATGACCAATGAATTTCATGCAGGCAACAGTTATGCTGCCAAGTATGAGATGGCTTGTGCTGCATTGGAACGTGATAACATTCGCGTAGATCAAGTAAGCCAACCCAATCGAATCCAGCGTAATGGTTGGGTGTAATTTTAGTCTACTGAGGGTGTTCCCATGAATGATGATTTCGATATTGAAGAAGTTTCCCCTGAAACTTCTCTACAGGATTGGAAAAATCCCCCTAAATTGGCGGATTTGAAAGCAGATTACGCTGAAGCTCTTCCGTTTCATGAATCTCAGTCAGGCCGTATAGAGACATGGCTTGATAATTTGCATGTTCGCAACAAGGCGTTGGTAAAAACAGCCAAGAATTCATCCAAGGTGGTGCCTAAGCTTATCCGTAAACAAGCAGAATGGCGATATGCTGCTTTGAGTGAACCTTTCTTGAGTACGGATGATCTTTTCAATGTGAAGCCTGTGAGTTGGGAAGACAAGGCAGGTGCTTTGCAGAATAAGATTGTGTTGAATAACCAGTTCAATACGAAGATGAATAAAGTGCATTTCATTGATCAGTATGTACGTGCTGCTGTTAATGAAGGTACTGCAATTATTCGTGTGGGTTGGGAATACGAGGAAGAAGAAGTAGAGGAAGTGGTTCCTGATGTAGAGTATGTGATTAATCCTGCATACGCTCAAATGCATGAGGAACTGATGCAACTGCAGGAGAGTTCTCCTAGTGATTTTATGGAAATCCCTGAAGAACTGCGTATTGCTCATGAGATGGCTATGGAACAGGGAGAGCCTATTGAGCCACGTATCATTGGGCAGAAGACTGTTACCCGGATGAAGATTATTAAGAATCATCCTACTGCAGTGATCTGTAACTTTCATGATGTGATCATTGATCCTACGTGTGCTGGAGATATTTCCAAGGCATCGTTCATTATCTATCGGTATGAGACTTCTCTTTCTGAATTGGAGAAGAAAGGTAAATACAAGAACCTGGATAAGATCAATATCACTGATGCATCCCCATTAGCTGATCCAGATAATACTGTTACTACCCCTGCTCAGAATTTCAAGTTTAAGGATGCTCCTCGCAAGAAGATTGTTGCGTATGAGTATCATGGTTACTGGGATATTAACGGGGATGGAAAAGCACAACCCATTATGTGTACTTGGGTTAATGGTGTCATGATTCTTATGCAAGAATCTCCTTTCCCGGATAAGGGTTTGCCTTTTGTGGTTGTTCCCTATCTGCCTGTGAAAGACAGTGTATACGGGGAACCTGATGGTGCTTTACTGGAAGACAACCAGAAGATTGTTGGTGCTGTTACACGGGGTATGATTGATATTCTGGGTAAATCCGCCAATGGTCAGACAGGTATCCGTAAGGATATGTTGGATGTCACTAATCGACGGAAGTACGATGCCGGACAGGATTATGAATTCAATCCTAATGTAGACCCAAGACAGGGTGTACATATGCATACCTTCCCAGAAATTCCTGCAAGTGCTCAATACATGTTGAGCCTGATGAACATGGAAGCTGAATCCATGACAGGGGTAAAGAGCTTCAGCAGTGGGGTTTCTGGACAATCTCTGGGGGATGTTGCTGCAGGTGTGCGTGGTGCGCTGGATGCGGCTTCTAAGCGTGAATTGGGTATCCTGCGCCGACTCAGCCAAGGGATGGTTGAGGTAGGACGTAAGATCATTGCCATGAACAGTGCATTCCTCAGTGAAGAGGAAGTGGTTCGGGTATCCAATGATGAGTTTGTAAAGATCAAGCGGGATGATCTGGCAGGAAACTATGATCTGAAGTTGTCTATCTCTACTGCAGAGGAAGACAATAACAAGGCCCAGGAACTGGCTTTCATGCTCCAGACAATGGGCAATAACATGGATGCAGCAATGTCCCGGATGATTCTGGCAGACATTGCCCGGTTGCGTAAGATGCCTGATCTGGCTAAGAAGATTGAGACTTTCAATCCTGAACCTGATCCGCTGATACAGCGTGAAGCTGAATTGCGTGTGCAATTGCTGGAAGCACAGTTGACAAATGAAATGGCAGATGCACAGTTGAAGGCTGCTAAGGCTGGTACTGAGCAGACTAAGGCAGGGAACATCAAGGCAGATACTGACCTGAAGAATCTGGATTTCATTGAACAGGAATCGGGTGTTAAGCAGGAACGTGCAAAGGAACTTCATGGAGAGCAGGCAAGAAGCCAAGCAGAATTGAAGCGTCTGCAACGTCAATATGATGTTGAAGATCAGCAATTCGATATTATGAAGGAATATATGAAGTTGCGTAATAAGCGGCAATGATGTAACTTAATAGAGGGGAAAGTACTCCCCTCTTTCACTACTCCAACCATGAGACTGAAGTTAAATGAGTGAGCATCAAGTTAAACAGCTTCAACGCAGCATTGCTGCTGCTAAAGAGCGAATTGAACAGGGCAAAGCCCTTGAACGTTTGCAAAAGAACAAGGACTTCCAGAAGATTATCCAAGAAGGTTATTTGACCTCTGAAGCAGTACGTTTGGTGCATCTTAAAGGTGATGACAATATGCAAAGCCCTGAAAAACAGGGGCATATTACCAAACGGATAGATGCTATCGGGTGTCTTGCTGGTTTCTTGTCTACGGTATCATATCTTGCTAGTAACGCTGAACGTAGTCTTTCTGATGATGAAGAAACCCTTGAACACATTCTGAAATTCCCGAATGAGGAAGAATAATCATGACTATTGAAAACAATGATATGGACTTTTTGAATATGTCTGACGAGGATATCCTTAAGCATGGGTATCCCCCTGAAGTTTCTGAAAAGAAAGAAGAAGAGTCTACGGAAACTGAAGTAGAAACTGTAGAAACAGGGCAAGAGGAAGGTACACCAGAAGAAGACGCGGATGAAAAAGACGCTGACCCTGATGAAGCTGGTGAAGAATCCAATGAAACTGAAAAGCCTGAAGCAGAGAAAAAGGAAGAATCTGCTGTAGATTATGAAACAGAATACAAGAAAGTATTCGCTCCTTTTAAGGCCAACGGTAAAGAAGTTCAAGTGGCTTCTGCGGAAGAAGCTATTCAGCTTATGCAGATGGGGGCTAACTATAATAAGAAAATGGCAGCACTTAAGCCTAACCTTAAGGTGCTTAAGCTGCTTGAAACTCATGGTTTGCTTGATGAAAGTGAATTGAATTTCCTAATTGACTTGAAGGAGAAAAACCCTCAAGCTATTATGAAGTTGGTGAAGGATAGTGGGCTTGATCCACTTGAGATGGATATTGATAAGGCAGAGGGCTATAAGCCTAATGCTCGTAGTGTTAACGAAAAGGAAATGGCACTTGATGAAGTTATCTCTGAACTTCAGGGTACAGAGGGCTACAATCGAACCATTACCATCGTTGGTACTCAGTGGGATGATGCAAGCAAGCAAGTTGTTGCTGCAAATCCTCAGCTTCTCAAAGTAATCCATACCCATGTTGAAACAGGGGTCTATGGAATCATTGAGAAAGAGATGGACAGGCAACGCATGCTTGGCAAGCTGAATGGCTTGAGTGACATTGAAGCCTACCGGCAAGTTGGTGATGCAATACAAGCTCGTGGTGGTTTTGATCATTTGGGACGCCAAGATACCAAGACCTCACAGAAGCCTACTGTTGTAACTCCGAAACCGAGGAAGGAAGATGATCCGAAGCTCCGTGAAAAGAAGTTGGCTGCAGGTACTCCGAAAAGTAAGCCTGCCCCCAGTAAACAAACGGACTTTAATCCGTTAGGTTTGTCTGACGAAGAGTTCAGCAAACTTTCTCCTAAATTCGTGTAAGAGGATACAGCAATGGCTCGTGAATTTAATGATCCGCTTGGCGGAGATGCTTCGACCGTAGGCCCGCAAATCGTCAATGACTTCTACAAAAAGAAGGCTCTAATTGAGATTCGCAAGGAACAGTACTTTAGCCAATTGGCTGATGTTACTGCCATGCCTAAAAATATGGGCAAGAAGATTAAGTTGTACCATTATCTGCCGCTGCTGGATGATGCCAACATCAATGACCAAGGTATTGATGCTGCTGGTGTGACCATTGCCACTACTCAATGGTATATCACTTATCCGCGTGCAGTGATGTCGATTGCCAATGCCAGCAAAGCTGCTGCTGCTTCAGCTATCAATGACAATGTGGGTTCTACTTTGGTCTGTACTGCTGGTGCTAACGATAGTGCTGGTACTGGTTTTGCTACGCTGACCTTGGTTGGCGAGCTGCAAGCCAAGTACCTGAACTCGACTAAGCGTGATGCAGTGCTTGCTCTGAATCTGGGTGTTACCACTCAACAAGGTTCGGGTAATCTGTATGGCTCCAGCAAAGACATTGGTACTATCTCTGGTAAGCTGCCTGCTATCTCTGAGAATGGCGGTCGTGTTAACCGGGTTGGTTTCAAGCGTCGTGAACTGGAAGGTACTTTTGAGAAGTTTGGTTTCTTCGATGAGTACACCAAGGAATCTCTGGACTTCGATTCTGACGCTGAACTGGAAATGCACATTAACCGTGAAATGCTGTCCGGTGCCAACGAAATCACTGAAGATGCTCTGCAGATTGACCTGCTCAACTCTGCCGGTGTTATCCGCTATGCGGGTGCTGCTACCCAGAATAGTGAGTTCAGTGCTACCTGTAAGGTGGACTATGGTGATCTGATGCGGTTGTCCATTGATCTGGATAACAACCGTACTCCGAAGCACACCACGGTCATTACGGGTTCTCGTATGATCGACACCAAGACCATCAATTCTGCCCGTGTGCTGTATTGTGGGTCTGAGTTGCTGCCGACTCTGAAGGCTATGGTTGATCTGCACAACAACCCGGCATTCGTTTCCGTGGAAAAGTACGCTGGTGCAGGTACTGTGCTGACGGGTGAAGTGGGTGCAATTGATCAGTTCCGTATCGTGGTTGTGCCGGAAATGATGAAGTGGTCTGGTGCTGGTGCAACCACCACCGAAGCTGCCCACTACTCTACCGATGGTAAGTATGATGTGTTCCCGATGCTCTGCATTGGTGAAGGCTCGTTCACTACCATTGGCTTCCAGACTGACGGTAAGTCTGCGAAATTCCACATCACCCACAAGAAGCCGGGCATTGAGACTGCTGACCGTACTGATCCGTATGGTGAGACGGGTTTCATGTCCATCAAGTGGTACTATGGTTTCATGGTACTGCGATCTGAGCGTCTGGGTCTGATCAAGACCATTGCCGCCCTGTAAGACCAAAGGGGGAGGGAAACCTCCCCTTTCTTATTTTCCCTTGGAGAAATGCCATGCAAGAGTTAAATACCGATCTGCCTATCCCTGATGAATTGACTTCCCTGAAAGCTCGTGCTGATCTGATGGGTATCACTTACCACCCCAGTATTGGTGTGGATAAGCTGCGTGAGAAAGTCCAAGCAGCCTTGGAAAACAAGCCTACTACTGCTGAAAAAGAAGAAGTTATTGCTGTGCCTAAAGGTGAATCTGCTGCAGAACGCCAAGCCCGTAAGCGCCGTGAAGCAGGTGCCTTGGTGCGTATTCGTGTTACCTGTATGAATCCGGCCAAGAAAGAGTGGGATGGTGAGATCATCACTGCAGGTAATTCCGTAGTGGGTACTTTCCGTAAATACATCCCATTTAATAGTGATGAAGGTTGGCATGTTCCACAAATCATTTACAATCAGTTGCTGAATCGCCAATGCCAAGTGTTCACTACTGTTACTGATGCCCGAGGTAACAAGGTTCGTCGTGGCAAGCTGATCCGTGAGTTTGCTATTGAGGTTCTGCCTCAATTGACCGAGCAGGAACTTCATGATCTGGCTCAACGACAAGCTATGGCTAAATCCATTGATTAAAAGGTGCTGTTATGTTGACCGTTCATACTCCTGTAGATGATGGCTTAAGTGTTGCTGATTTCACTTCTGGAACTGTAGAAGGCAACGGCGTATTTGATGTGATGTTGAAGTCTGTTCATGCCCATCTGATGCGGGAGTATAACGGCAACCGTATCAAGGGAACCGAGTTCAGTACGGTGTATCTGGGTGCTCTTACTGTAGCAATGCAGGTAGCAAGTGAGTTCACGCTGACCTCAAAGAAGGTGTCCCTTGATCTCCAGATTCAAGCCAAACAGCTTGAAGTACTGGAACAGCAACGCCTCAATGCAGTGGCTGAAGGTCTTAATCTGGCGTCTCAAAAGCTCCAGATTGAGGCTCAGACAGCACTGATTACCCAACAACGTACCAACCTCATTGATGAACTGGTGACTGCTGCTCTATCTCGTACACGTATTGAGACTGAGATTGGAGTCCTGGAACATAAGGCTGCGTCTGAACTTGCTCAGGTAGACGGTACAGGTGTGAATGCCAATAGTGTTCTTGGGCGTCAGATGAGTCTTTATGAGGCACAAGCAGAAGGTATTCTGCGCGATGCTGAACAGAAGGCAGCTCAGATTCTGACGAGCACATGGAATATCCAGCGCACTACGAATGAGACAGGTGTAGAAGCCAATACTGATAACCGTTTGAATGATACCCACGTTGGTTTAGCGGTGAAAAAGATGCTGGAAGGTGTAGGTATCACAGTCCCCCCTACCCCTACCCCTACTCCTTAACAGATACCACTATACTTACAGGGGAGCAATGCTCCCCTTCATTACATCTGGAGACATCATGGGAATTTTCAGTGGCGAAACCAAGATATACGTAGGTACTAGCGTTGCTAGGGTAATTCCTGATGAGCAGATTATTTCTTCGGTTAAGACTGGCAGTCTCCAATCTATTATTCAGAAAGGCAGGGCAGATGAACACATTATGGAAGAGGCAATTAAAGGATTAGCAACTAGGGGTGGTAGATACTTCCGATATGGTAGAGATACCTATATTTTTGGTTTGCCTAAGAGCCATATAATTGCTCCTCTTTCTGGGGCATTAGAAGTTCAAGATGTACTGGAGACCATTGAAGGTGTCCCGATTACTTTGGGATACAGCTTCAGTGGTATGCTGAATTATGCCCATATAGCTAGAAAAGTATTAGTAAGTACATATGGCTATGACGCTATTACAGACGAATTGGTAAGCCTTAGTGCAATTAAAGGTGCAACGGTAACACTTGCAAAAATTATTCTTCGTGGTAGCAGCACAAAACTACAAGCCCTACCTCCTGAAGTATTCACAGCTCATACAGGTTCTGTTGCTGTAGAAGTAGATGCCAGTATTAGTACTATTGGTTTGGATATTCGTTATGAGTGGACAGTTTCTGAATATAATTATGCTACTCATGTTTTTGAAAACGTCGGACACACAGAAGATGTGACTGTAACTAATGATCTTACAATACCTGCCCATAATGTGAATGATGACTACTTCCACGCAGAATACACTGTTGGAGGTGTTACCAAATACTGGGAATACAAGATTGGTGCTGGAACCTACCCCACTTTAGATGGGATATATGAAGATGAGTATACAGAGAACGGTTCTTTCTTCCCTTGGGTATACTTCAGATTCAATGCAGCATCTATGGATGCTGATCCAGAGTCTACTGAGTATCTGCATTCAAAGAGGCTGTTTGAGATACTGAATGCAGACTATGCTGAAACCGTAGCAGCCATACATGACAACCCCGGTATTGGGGATGTACAACAAGCGTTTCTATACGCTGCTGTTCCTGCGCTATCCTCAAATAAAGTAGATAGTGAGTACTTGTTTAAGTTCTTCTCCGTAGCATATGCAAATGAAGGGGGTACACCCACTGCACTGTCTAGGGCAGCATTTAAAGCTTCCTTAGATTACACAACATTTACCCCCCATGCTAACGTAATACGTGATGCACGTATGATTACTGCGCTCATCCATAGTGGTATATGTAAACGTATAGTTACTGGTGTTATTGGGCCTGTTGGTTTCTATAAGAATGAAGCTGAAATGTTTGACTATGGCCAAGAACTCCCGGATAGAGAGGGTGGACTGTTCTCTATGGATCGTGGAATATCCGCACATTACTACATGAAGCAGATAAGTGAAACCCAATATGAGGAGATTCAAGTATTGGGTTTGACACTTAAGTACCGTGTGTATGGTAGCTATATGACTGTGGGAAATCTAAACACTTCGACACAGATTCTCTTGATCCCATTAGATATGAGCATTGTGGAAACTTTTAGTCTAATAAAACGGGAAGAACTCTATGCGCGTAGTTTGCATTATGTATTCAATAGCATGGTAATGGAGGAATTGGAGTGGTATGAGACCGGAATTTTCCCAGACCTTTTACTGGCGGCTGCTATTGTTGTAACCGTTTTATCTTTTGGTAAAGCCTTTAAGGCTATTGGTGCAGCTATAGCTCTAGGCACTATTACTACTGCTCAGGTGGTCTTTATCTTAAGTCAATTGGTTTACGCTGCACTTGAACAGCTAGCATTCAAGTTATTTGTCAAAGCAGTAGGAATTGAGAATGCTTTTATTGTTGCAATCTTTGCAATTGTTAGGGGAGTTAGCCTAGGCTTTGAGGCAGAGACCCTTAAAGGATTCTTTGCCAATGCAGAGCGTATGCTTCAAATCTCGTGTAACTTGATAACCAGTGCTGCTAAGGATATTCAGGAAACATTGAAGGAACTTAGTTTAGAGTTGGAAGAGTTTCAAGCATACGCTAAAGAGCAGTTTGATATGCTGAAGGAAGTTGAAAAGAGCCTGACCAGCAATAACGCTTTGCAGCCTATGATGCTGTTGGGGGAGTCACCACAAGAGTTTTATAGTCGTACCATCCATGGAGAAAATATTGGTATGATACCCATACATATGGTACGACAGTATGTGGATAACCTACTGCGCCTGCCCACTATACAAGACACTTTGAGGACTATGGTATGAGTGATTTTCTTAAGACTTTAGGCAAACCGAGTAGTACTGATTGGTACGCTATGGCTTCGTATGGATTCCCTGTAGAAGAGATGCTCTCTACTTCTCCTGGGATCAATTTGAACCTCTCGCAAGACGTTCCTGGATTCTCTTTACCTAGTGCCCCTTCCACGCCTGCGCTTGATGCCCTATCACAATATCAGGATAAAGGATTGTGGCACAAGTTTACTCAAGGCATTAAGGACTCCGGTATCATTGGGGGTACAAACACGGATGGTACCAAATTCGATGGTTGGGGAAGTCCTGCTATTGGTTTGCTTCAGGCACTGAATGCTTTCAGTATGGGCAATCGCCAATTGAAGTTGCACAAAACCATGCTAGATGACGCACGTAAGCAGTTTGCTATGAATTACGGCGCTCAACGGCAGACATTGAATACCCAAATGGAGGATCGTCAACGCACTCTTGTTGCATCGAACCCCAAACATGAGTCTGTAGAGTCGTATATGGCTCGTAACCGGATTAAATAATCATGGCTATTACTTGGCAGAATATCAATGCACCTGACAGTAGTCAGTCTTTGCGTCCTTTGGTGGCAGCTCAACAAAGTGTTGATTCTGCCTTGTCTACCTTGGGTAGCTTACTTAAGGGGGCTGAATCTACAGCTAACTTCAATGCCGGTGTGGTGCGAGGCAACAACACAGAAGAGGCGCTTAATAGCATCTATGCTTACCTGAAGCCTGAAGACCTTAACGCAGCTATTGCTTCTGGTGGTTTACAGCAAGTGATCCAGAATCGCTTTGGAGACAATATTGACAAGGCTGCTGTACGTAAAATGTTGGACACCCGTCCCACTGTTTTGATGGAACAAGACGTTGCACAGGACAACTACCAAGAGAATCAGCGTGTACGTGCTGAGAAGCCTTTGTATGACTCTATTTTGGCAGAAGCATACAAAGACCCCAGCAAAGGTCTTGAACTGGCTCGTAATTTCCAAGGATTCCAGAAACCTGAACTACTTGGAAAAGTCTATGCGCTTCAGCGTGATGCGCGTGAGGCAGAATACGCAGCCAATGAAGATGCACGTGCTGCTGCAAGAGATAAACGTGATCAAGCCAGAGATGGCCGGGAAGCTGCACGTGCTCGTAAAGAACTTGATGCTCTTGATAAGCAGGCAGAGCTTATAACAGCAAATGATGCTGCGGATATTGAGGTACAGAAATATCATCAAGATGAGATGAATTTCTATGACCGTATTGGTCGTAATATGGGTTTGGGCAAACCCTATAATCCTTTGACTGCTACGGAAAAACAGCGCGAGTATTTTAAGCAGATTACAGAAGACGTTGTTGATACTGAGACCGGAAAAGTTATCCGTAAGGCTTTGTACACACCTCCTGATCCTGACGCTTATGCAGCAAAGTCTCTGAGAGCACTGAAAAGTTCGTTGACTCCACGACAGTATGCTGCTGTACAACCTGGATTGGCTGCTCGTTTTACGTCTTCCGTACCGTTGTCTGGACAGTCCTCTGCCCTTATCAACAAGAAGACTGGACAGCTTCAAGCACAGGTTGAGAACTATCGGAGATCAGGTGCTTACGGTGATAGCGTGGATGTGTACGGTACTCCGTCTATTATGGATGCTGCCCGTACCATGCTTTCTCAAGTACTCACGGAAGATGCAGCAAAAAAAGACGGGGATTTGTGGGGAGCCAACCCATACAGACTTGATCCTCAAGAAGTTGCTGGTACTGATATCTTCAAATTACTTCAGGAAGGTTTGACTGTTAAAGTATTTGACGACAAAACCAAAAAGGAGAAAACAGTACGGTACGACTTTCCCATACAAGAAGTTAAGATTGCTATTGATAAGTTGCGAGATGGAGATGAGCAAGCCGCTCAAGATTATCTTCGTGAACTCCAAAAAAGCTTTACAGTGGGGAATGCTGCAGATAAAGATACGCTGGGTGCAAAGATCAAAGCACTCCAAGAGCTTCATGAGTATCAACAAAACAACCGTACTCTGTTAGAGAGTATGGGGGTACAGAACTTAAAGGAGGCTACCAAAGGTAAGAAGTAGCCGCTTCTTTTTATCAGCATGGCTTGATACTATGTGAGTACTTAGGGGGAGGCATCTCCCCCTCTTACTACTGAAAAGGCCAAACCATGTCTGATATCCTTCGTCTCGATCTTGGCGATAACAAAAGCCCTTATCAAGCCATCACTGAAATTGACATTGATGGTAAACAAGCCGCTATTGAAGCTGAAAGTGCTCTGAAGCGTGCTGGTTTTGAAGCTGCTAAAGCACAACAAGCTGCACGTGTTGAGCAGTATGAAGGTTCTTTGGCTGGTCGTATGGGATTGGAAGCTGGAGGAATTCCCGCTGCTATTGTGAATGTCCCTGCCGCTGTTGGTACATCTGCTTGGCGTTATGCAGGTACTCTCGATCAAGCTTTTGTTAACTTGGGTCAAGCTACGTATGCAGGTGCTCTTGATGAAGAGGACTATAAAGCCTACAACCGTCTCCTGACAAATCAAGGAACTCCTGAAGATATTGTTCGTATGGGGAGTTCCCGTACTACTGTGCTTGGTGAATCCAAGACAGTGGGTGAGATGCTCCAAGAGATGTCTAAACTGCGTGAACTCTCTTCCAAGATTGGACAACTTACAGATACAGGTGCGTCGGTAGATTCTTCTAAAAAAGATGCTCTTACCCAAGATGCCCTTAACATGGAAGGCACCGCACAAGCCCTTCGTAACATTTCTGAAGGTACTTGGGAAGGTGCTGATAGCAGCAGGCTGGACAGTGCCAAAGGATTCGGTAAAGACCTGTTTCAACTGGCTGCCAATGCTGTCAAAGCAGGGGCTAATAACCCTGAAGGTGTCTTTACCTACCTGATGGAAAACTCTGCTCAATACGCTTCTGCTGCTGCTGGAACTGCAGGTAAGGTTGCGCTTGCTGGTTTCACTTCTGGTTATGCTTCGGATTACTACAACAAGGGTATTGAAGCATATCAACTCAAGAACGGTGGACAACTCCCCCCTGAAGACGTACGTACCACTATGCTCCTACAAGCAGGGGCAATGGCTGGTGCTGAGTATCTGGGTACGGTTATGGCTTCTGGGGCATCTGCTCTCCCCCGTGCGCTTGCCAAGGGTGTTACTGAAGGTGCTGAAGAAAGTGCCGTAGCATCCCTTAAGCAGACTTTGAAGAATGTAAATACCCGTGGTGGTGAACTCCTGAATCCGTTGGGGGTTGTGGGCCGTGCAGGTAGGGTGGCCGAAGCTGCTGGGGGTGAAGCTGCTACGGAAGGTACTCAGACATATTTGGAATCTGCTATCCAAGGTGAAGAAGCTTCTCCTGAAGATATCTACATTGGGGCTACCATTGGTGGTTTGACTGGCGGTGCTCTGGCTGCTCCATCTGCTGCTTTTGGAATGTCCAAGGAGAAAGCGGATCAACTGGCTGCTGCAGCCAAAGAAAAGATGCAACGACGTAAAGAAATTGCTGAAGCAGTTGCTACAGGAAACGCCGATAAGTTTCTGGAACCTACTTCCCCTAACTATGATGTGGTTAAAGGAATGGAAGTACTTCAGATTCTTGCGGAAGATGATAAGAAGACTCCTGAAGAACGCGCTGATATCGTGGCTAAGGCTCAAGACATTTATGATGAATTGGCTACACCTTTGGCTACTCTTCAGCAAGAACTCAAGGCTGCCGGTATCAATCTTGAAGACCCCGAATGGGAAGAGCAAATGAAGGCTGAAGCTGAAGCCTATCGTACTCGTATTGCTACTTTGGAAGAGAACGGGGGAAGTCAGGAAGAGATTGCTAAAGCAGAAAAGTCTCTTGCTGTGCGTGAAGAACGTGTAGCTGCTTATGCTGATCCTGAAGTACAGGCAAAGATTGCAGAAGTTAAAGCCATTGAAGATAAGCTTGATAGCATCAAAGGCATTGTTACTGATATTGGCCTGTCTACCCCCAAGGTAGAAGAGACAGACACACCTGCTGAAACCAAAAAGACTGAACCGGCAAAGCTGTTGATTCGTTCTATGAGTAGCTTGGGTAAGTTGTCTGTGGAAGAGGCCACTGCTCTTGCTGAAGACACCAACAATGGTTTGACAGAAAAACAACGAAAGTATCTTCGTTCGTATACGGCTGCACGGATTGCCTACAATGCAACTCAGACTCCTGAAAGCGTGGGAGAAACCATCGTCAAGGGTGACAAAAAATATGGCAATCTTGGTGTCATGGATTATCGTGCTCGTGTAGCTACGGCAATTCAACAAGGTAAAGCAGATCGTGCATTACGCTACAGCACTATGTTGGGTAAATGGGCTGCTAACCATACAGGTAAGTTGGCTGTCATGGATCAAGCATTTGCTGCACTGAAGGATGATAACGATACCTTGTATGTGGGTGCTACTCCTCAAGGGGAATGGAAGGTTCTGAATCGTCAGATGACGGAAGAACAGCGTAAAGCTCATGGTGCTTTCCGGGTGCGTAAGAACTCTGCCAAGCTGATTGAAAGGATACGTCGTGAAGCCGACATCCTGAATACAGCGCATGCTGAGATTCTGGCTATGCTGGATATGGATACCGCTACGCCTTCTGTAGAGGCCCAAAAAGACACGCAAATCCAGGAACCTACCCAAGATACTCCTGTGGCCCAAGCACCCCAAGAACAGGCTCCCAAGGCTGATTTCAATGGTTTGGAAGATGAGGTTATTGCTCCTGAAAAAGAGGATATCCGTACTGAACCTACCATCGAAGTGGAGGAAGAAATCACTGAGGACTCCACTACATCTGTTGTAGATGGTTTAGCTAAACCTGCTGAAGAAGTTACTAAACCCGTCGTGACTTCCACAGGTAAAGTGCTGCGTGCTCTTGAAGAGGGTGCCAGCTACCTTGCTCAATTTATGGCTCAACAGAACATCGTAGATGGTTTCAAGAAACCCTTGGCTTCTGTGCAGGACTTCTTCAGTAAGTGGACTGAAAATTCTGAACTGGCTTTGGATTATGTTTCTGAATCTGTAGATGAACTGACTGCTGAACAGGCTTTTGCTTTGGAGAAATTCCGCACTACTATGCAGGAATGGCTGCCTATTGTTGATTCTATTCTGGTAGAAATTTCGAAGAAGGATGAGGATAAAGCTCTTTTTGCCAACTTTGTTACTTATACGAAGGATGCTGACGGCAATACAGTTATCTCTATGGAAGAGAATGTTAAAGCTGCCATTGCGTATGCTGCGTACAGTTTTATTCAGAACTCTGGAGGTAAGACATACCGGAAGACTTTCAAGGAAATTAATGCATTGTTATGGCGTGATGAAGGTGCATTTGTATCTCCTCAAGAAGCTGCAAGGTACTCTTTGATTGGGGAACGTCGAGGTGTTGTGATTCTTGAGATGGGAAGAACTGCAATGGCTGCTATTAGTTTGGTAGCCAATAATAATACACCTTTGGATGTGCCCTCCCGTCTGGAAGCAAACTTTGGTGCTCTTGCTCTACGTCTTTTGATCGAAGTAGGTAGTGTGGACATCCATAATCCTGATATGGATACTGATTATGGTGAATTCATCAAAGAACCTTTTGTTCGCTTCCCCAATGCACTCAACAAACCCAACAGCATGAACGAAAGTATTGCTACTGCCAGTCAAGGAAGTGACAGTATTGTCTCTCGTTTAATGGGCATTGAAGAGCATGTTAAAGAACCTACCCTCAAGCCGGGAAAAACTACTCAGCGTGATCTGAGTGTAGATCATCAAGAGATTCCTGAAGAGCTTGAGAAGCATTTGAATGAAGCCAACAAGGTAAAGAATTACGCTGATGGTGCAATGATGGATGTGCTCACTTCTCTGGAAGATGAGTATCTTTTGCCTATTCTGGGTTGGAATCCCCGTGCTGGTTATGCCCAGAAGAATCTGCGTATTGGTTTGCAAGCCAAGAACGACAGTATTGTGCGTAAGTGGGAGAACACTGTTAACTTTTTCAATAATGTATTGAAGAAGGATGCAAAGACCCCGTTTTATCTTAAGCATGTTCCACAATCCCAGAACCGTAGTGGGATTCAACAGAATGTGTTTAACCCTCAAGCAGATACCAATGATCGGTATTTGATTCACCGTGCTGAGTGGGAAACCACTGTCCAGACAGACAGCATTGAGCAAGTGAATGCTCTGATGATTGTTGTGGCTGCTGGCTTGGGTGTGGATATTGACAAGAAAAGCCATGTGCAAGCACTGGAAGATGCACAGCTTGCTTTGGGTTGGGATGACACTAACAGCACTGTTAATGCTTCTCCTTACAAGGAAGCAGTTGATGCGCTGTACCGTCAAAAATGGTTGGGAGAAGCACTTACCAAAGAAGACAAGGAAGCTATTCGTGCTGCGGTTCTCAAGGGTAAGAATGGTCTTCATACGCTTAAAGCATTGCTTGCTTTAGTTGATCTTGTGGATGCTTTCAAGAATGACAAGCATAGCTTCAAAACCAATATGGTTATTGAAGTGGATGGTGTGACCAATGGCCCCATGCTGACCAACTTGCTGTGGGGTACTTATGGTTCTGATGCTTTCATGCAGCGAGGGGGTTTCTTCGTACAGAATTTCTTGGTAGAGGGTTCTGGATACACAGACTACAACGTATGGCGTGGTGAACCGGGACATAACGATCTGTATGAAGTCACCAGCATTGCCTTGGTGAATGAGCTTATGAAGTCTATGGATGACTCTGTGTTTATGCAGAAGCTCTCCGGTGTAACCCAATTCACAGGAGAACTGGATGATAAGGGCGTAGCTACCAAGGCTGCTCGTACTTTGGTAAAAACCCCCATTACCCAGCTTCATTTTGGTTCTGGGATGGAGACAGTAAAAGATTCCATGTTCAATGAGTTCATGAGCCGTATTCTGCTCAAGTTTGATGCTGCCATTGAGAGTGGTGAACGTAGTGAGATTGTCAAATGGGTAGTGGGAGTCAACAAGATTCTTGAACAAGGTTTGGATAAGGATGCCTTTAAAAAGCATGCTATTCCTGAAGAAGTTCCTACACAGTTTGAATTCAATCCTGAAGATTACTGGCTTGAGTACACTTTCTCTGATGCACAGATTACAGCCTTTCGTCGTGTGTTTGATGAAGTGCTTGGGCTGCCTATGGAGAAGACTCTTAACATTCAATTTGATGAGTTGATGCAAACTCGTAAGACTATTTCGTATGCAGCCAATGAAGCTTTTGCGCTCTATCGACGTACCTATGATTTCTTGGTTTCTCTCCAAGAGAAAAAGAATGGTGGAACTTCTATTACTGTGGGACAGCGTAAGGCTATCGAGAAATACCTTGAGCCTATGGCTCCTCGGTTGGCTACTCCTTTCTCATCTGTAAGTGAGAACAGTAAGACTTCTGGTATTGCCATGTTTGGTAAGAAGGCACGGAAGATTAGTGTTAATCCTAACTACCGTGCTCAAACCAAGGTGGTTCCGTATACCAATGCTGAAGGCAAGAAGGTAGGGAGTATTGATGCCTACGGTCAGGAAAGTGTAATGACTGCTCCTGGGGTTCGTGGAGCGTCTATGGGCATTCACTCTGTTGATGCTCGTACTTCCCATACCGCAACTTCAGGCACTGAAGCACTCAATAACCATGATGCCAATATGACTGGTTTGGGACGTATTGTTGATCAAGCCAAGCGTATGAATACGGCGTTGTGGAATACGTTGATGACGTACTCCCCGGTGAGTTCCATGAACGATACTCTGAACACTACTTTTGCTGAGTTCTTCAAGCTTGTGGATGCTATGCCTGAGGATACTCGCAATAAGCTGTTTGAACACATGGCAAAAGATCTAGGTAGCACCGACGGTAAAGTAAACACTTACTTCCTGAAGTCTACGTTAACACGCATCAATATTGCCTCTACAAAAGCAGACTTTAACAAGTACTCTTTCTTGTCTCGTGTACAGCATGTGGGGCAGTATGGTTATGAAGGTGGTAGCGTTGAAATCACTGATGAACAACGTGAAGAAGCAGAACGGAAAGCAAACAGTATTGTACAGAAATCTTCTCATACCACTGCTGTTGCACGTTTCATTAAAACAGTAGAAGGAAAGAAGTACCTTACCCAAGAGCAAGCCAACAAGAAGGCTATGAGTTTGCCTGCCCCTTCTTGGGACAGTCTCACAAACAGAAAAATGCCTTTGCAATTGAAGTTTGCTGCAATTAAGGCACTGTATTACTTGTGGCAGTCTGAAGGAAAAGAGAACACTGCTTCATTTAAACATTTGAAGGTGTACGCTGATTTCCTCAGAGGTAAGCCTGAAGAGTGGAATAACCTGTTTGAGTTCCAACGGGAAGACATTGCCCGTAAGGTATTGCAAGCAGGTAATGCTTTGAAAACCGAGCAACAAGTTACCCGTGCAAAGGAAGTCTCTGGCGAACAAAACCAAGAGGTATCTGTAAATGATCCTGTGACTGTGGCAGATACAGCTACGGTTGATCCTTCGGCACCTGAAGTTAAAACATGGTATGGCCCTGTGTTGGGTAAGGCTGATCCGAATGGACATACTCCTGCTTTGCTTGCTGGTTTGATCCAGTACAAGTTGCTGAAGAAACTTGGAACACTACGATTGTTGAGTAGTCTCTTAAGGGGTTCTGATAATACTGGCTTTTATAAAATATTGTTGAGTAAGCTGAATAATGTGTTGCCTGAGTTCACTTTGGTTTACATGACCAAGGATACTCCGGCTAACTACATTGATCCTTCTGTGCAGTTTGGTGCAGGAGAATCTGCCAAGTTTGTCTTCTACCCCAAGAGCGGAAAGCATGTGATCTATGTGCTGGGTACAGACTATGCAGCTTCTCAGGTAAGTGTGGATGTGATCATGCATGAGCTGGTGCATGCTGCTCTGTCTCGTCTTATCGAAACTGATGCAGAGTTTGCTGCCAAACTGCTTGAGTTGATGACGGATGTTCGTCAAAAGCTCGAAGCCAAGGGACAACTGACTAAAAACCTGGAACCTGCATTCTCTAATGTAGATGAGTTTCTGACTTATGGTTTGACCCACAAAGACTTCCAGAAACTGTTGGCAAGTGTAGAAGGCAAGCCTATCAAGCGAGGAGTCATTGAAACGGCTTTCCAAGCGTTTGCTACGCTGTGTTTGAAAGCACTGGGAATTGATGCTCGTAGAAATACTGCCTTGAAGCAACTGCTTATTCTGGGCGCTGAGGGTATGTCCCGTGCTGAGAAGCAAACGGAAAAAGCAGCTACTCAGATGATCATCCGCAACCATACCTCTCTGACGCCGCAGGATCAGGATTACACGACGCTGGATATCTTCGATGCCTTGGATAAGGGAACTCTGACTGCCCCCTTTAAACGGCAATTGAAGGGTTTGCTGGCTGGTATGGTGAATACTCTGCATGGCCCGTTCGGTACGCTGGGTAAAGCGGCTATGCAGAAGCAACCTATTGCAGCTTTAGATGTGTACATGAATGCACTGGCACAAGATCGCTTGCCCTTTGCGTCTGACATCAAGAACTCTGGCTTTATGGTAAGTGAGCAAGAGCAGTTTGTTGCTGAACAGATCGAAGCTACTGTGAAGGCAGCTTTGGAAGACAACGAAGGGCATACGACAATCGTGTATACCCAGCTTGTTCGTATGTTCAAAGAGGCTGTGAAGAAGTACCCCACTCCTGAATCCATGATTGATTGGGCAAATGCTTCTCCTAGTAAGCAAGCACAGACTAAAGCACTTCACGATTTCTTGTTCAATGTGAAGTTGAATGCGGATGGTAAGTCTGATTACCTTGCCCGTTTTGCAGGTATGGTACTTGGTGTGGAACAAGTGAATAACATGTTCTCCTATGGCTCCAAGAACCGGGACAATACCTTTGACACTACTACCTTTCTGGGACGCATGTTGTCTTGGTTTGATTCTGTGCTTGGCTGGTTTGAGGGTCAAGTAACCAAGACTTGGGATAACCAAATTGCGCGGGACAAGCTGGATACCTTGCTGAATACTTTGGTTGAAATTGAAGCCAAGAAACGTGCGCGCATCAAAGCATCTGCAGACAAGAATGGTATTGCTGACTTTGTGGATAAAAGCTCTGTGTACCTAAACGAAACAGCCAAGAAAGGTTTGCTGAAGTTTAGCCAGTCAAAGATTTTTACCGAGAGCAAGAACAGTTATGTGAAGTTTGCAGGAACTGCTGTAGGTATCATTGCTCAGGATAAAATCCAGGAGTTTGGGGAAGATATCCGCAGATTCCATGACTATGCACGTAACAAGAAACATGGAATTGTTATGGGTCTGCTTCGTGAAATTTCTGGGGAGTCGGATATCACAGCACCTATTCATAAGATGCTGCGTATTACCAAACGCCTTGAAACACTTCGTAAGCAACACATTGATCAAACCAGTAAGACTGTGGCGGAGTCTTTTGGTAAACGTAAGTTTTCCAAGGAAGAGAACGAAGCTTTGTCTAACTATGTTTTGCGTAGTGGTATGTATGTGCTGCTGGACAAGTATTCCTTGGTTGAAATTGAGCAGATGCTCTCCGACCCGTCCAAGCTCAAGGCTGAAGTAACCAAGTATGAGCAGGAATTGGTAGCTCTGTCACCTAAGTTTGCTAACTTCTGGATTACGTCCGCCAAAGCTTTGGGGCGTCATCTTGTTACGGATAGTGTTGTGACTAAGGATTTGCTGTTTAACGCCGAGTCTATTGCTAAGGCTGGGGGTACACCTATCCAAGACAAGATCAGTGCTTCTATGGCCTCCCAAGCAGAGCCGTTGATTGATAAGCTGGCTACCTTGCAAGCACTGGTTTCAGCTCCCAAGGTTCCTGCTGTTGGAAGCAAGAATCCTATGGGGCAGCATGAGATGGTTGCCAAAATCATGCGTGAACAGAATGCGCGTACTGATGGCAATGGAGTGATGTATACCCTGTTGTTGCACAAGACTCTGATGGAAGAATCCAAGAATACCTTGTTTAAGGGAAGTAGCACTTTGATGCGTAAAGCTTACATTCCTGATGTGTTGAATCCGCATACCGAAATAACTGCAGTAAGTCAGGAAGAAGGCAAGAAGCTGGAGAAGATTGGCTATCGTAAGGTAGGTGTATTGAACAAGGATGCACGCGATCCGTCTACTAAAACCAAGGTGCTCTACACTGTACAGGGTGGTCTGCGTCCTTGGTTGAGCGGTGTGTACTCTTTCACAGGTATCGGCACCAAAGGTACTAGCATCGTAGGTAGCAACCGTAATCCGTTTACTGTGGCCGGACAGATGAACAGGACTTCCTTGGATAATCTGGTGGATGCCAAACATCAGGATATGCGTGATGTCTTTACCCGTCCTTACACTGGTTTTGACCCTGATGCAGTGACGGAAAACTACATGGCTCCGTTGCGTGATGCTCACATGAACATTGTGAACTACCGCTACATGATGGAAGCTCATACCAAAGACACAGTGATGGAACGAGATAACCGCTTTAACCATCTGCTGGGTACTTTGGAAGGGAATATTTTTGACAAACAAGAGTCTCCGGAACAGAACAAGAGAGCTACTCAAGCTCTGTATGATTTCTACCAAGCCAACAAGAGAATGGATTCTCGATCTTTTGTGTTTGTTGGTTTGGGTAGCAATGACCCTGAGATGGAGAATGTTTATCGGATGTTTCCTGACAGCACTAAAGAAGCTATTCGTAGTATCTGGGGACAAGAGGGTATGTGGGTTCGTCGTGACCTTACAGATATTGCTTTTGGGTATCGTAAGGTAAGCCTTGCTCAAACTTTGTTTGACTCTGCTGCTGAAAAGCAAATGTTTGCTCAAATGATTGTTGGATTGTTTGAGGTAATGTTTGCAGGAAACTACCCTAAAGAAGTTGCACGGGAAAAGGCACTTCGTTGGTTGAAGAACAAAGGAGATATCTGGGAAGAGATTGTTGCTGAAACCAAGGATATTATTGTGGTTAAGACAGGTATTGTTTTGTTGAATAACGTTATCAGTAACATACTGGAATTGAAGGCATTTGGAGTTCCTACTCTTTCAATTCTCAAGCATCACCGTGTAGCTATCAAAGCTGCGGTTGCTTATCGTAAGGATGTGGAGGAATTGCACAAGCTGAAGCAGATCAGGGATATTGGTTTTGCTCAAGGAAAGGATGCTGAAATTGAGCGAGATATTGTGATTCTGCAAGATGCTATCAATAGCAACCCAGTTCACAAACTTATGGAGGAAGGTTTGATGCCTACAATTGTGGAAGATGTGTCTGCTGATGAAGACATCTATTCCTACAAGAGTAAGTTTAGTGAGAAAGTAGATAAATACATGGGGAAACTTCCTGCATCTATGCGTACTGGTTTGCGGTTTATGTATATGACTCACGATAGTTTCTTGTATCGTAAGTTGTCTGAGGCAACTCAGCTTAGTGATTTCGTTGCACGATACACTCTGTATCAACATGAGATTTCTAAGAAGCGTAATCCGTTGACGCATGAGAATGCTGTGCGGAAAGTCTCTGATGCCTTTATTAACTACGATATTCCTTCCCATCGTGGAATCCAGTGGGGGAATGACATGGGGTTGCTGATGTTCACCAAGTATTACCTGCGTATTCAGAAGGTGATCTTGAGAACGATGCGGGATGCTCCGGTAGATGCATTGCTTATGTTGGCACTTAATCAATATATGGATGCATTGCCTATGTTGTATGACTCTGGTTTGTTTGGAGATTCTTATGGTAGTGGTTTGTTCCACAGTGGTGCTTTGGAGTTCCCTGGAACTCTGGATGAATTGATGACTATTAACACAGTGTTGTAACTTACAGACAAAATAAAGCCCCCGATTTGGGGGCTTTATTCTGCACTACTTTTCCCTTAAGTACTTCACGTATTCTATAGCAGTGAATAGTAGGAGTGCTCCGATAGTAATTGCTGATCCAATCACCGCAATGATTGCTCCAACATAGACTACTATCACTGTGCAAATTGCACCTACTACCACTGCCAAGACCACAAGCATTACATTCAGAAATGTATGCATACAGGCTTAACCAAACAGGCTACCTGCCGGGGCAACTTCTTCAGTTGCTACTTCCACTTCTGCCGGAGTTTCTTCAACCGGAGCACTTTCAGAGACTTCAGGAACCACATCTACGGGTTCAGTAACAACAGCAACAAACGTTGCCGTGTAGATGTCCACATCAGCCGACAGACCAGCGCCCTTACGTCCAGCAGTAAAGGCCACATCCACAGTCTTGCCTTCCAGATTGATACCTTGATCTTGGATATAACCACGGATGGCGGCGATGATTTCAGATTGCTTCAGGGAGATTTGCATGGTACTTCCTCTTGGGTTATCTGGCTTTCAATAGAGCCAACAGTTGTTGAAACGGTAAGCAGGTAATCCCTGCTTGGATTGTTGCTATGGCATCCGCCATATGTTCAGCCTTTCCAGTGACAATACTGGTTACACCCTTTTGTTTCTGGACAGGCCAAGGTGCTTGTGGGTAATTAGACACAGCCCACTCAATCATCTGAGCTTTAGAGGCTGTCTTAATACCTACTGATGCTCTTTTCACTTCTTCAGGAGAGAGTTCAAAGAATGGCACTTCATGTGCTTTTAAAGCTCCTAAGATTCCAACACAGATACCGTATGAAGCCATAGCTCTTGAACTTTGGCTACCTACAGGCACTTCTACAAATACTGCATCAGCTTCCTTGATAAACTTGAATGCTTCTGCAGCTAAGAGATGTGCTGAAATTAAGTCGAGGCTATTCTGCCTGATTTGTTTCCCATTTGGAAGGTCTGGTTGAACAACTTCAAGTGTTGCAATTTCTAGGTGATTAGTATCACCTAGATAGAGCTTACCTGCAGCAATTCCCCAATTTCGTAAAGATGGATCAAAACCCACCACCTTCAAGCAATTAGTGGATAGCTTCAGATTCGGGTTTGACATCGGAAGGTACCTCTTCTTCGATGATTACAAAAGGAAGCTCATCAAATAGACTGGCAACACTTACAGCACCCAACATGAAGCCAAGAAGTACATCACCTGTAAGTGTGATGGTTTTTTCTTCTTCACTCTCTTTGTTGTCTTTCATAACAGCAGTAGTGCCATCAGGAATTTCGATCAATTGTCCTGCTTGAGCAAGTGCTCTGGAATGCCAATCTTGTATAGTGT